CTGGAGACTTCATCAAAAAGATGAGGCCAAGGCATGAGCCGGTCATCTACCCATCATCGAAGGGCGATTACCTAGAAGTCAGCGTCAATTATGACGCTTTTTATATTAGAACTTAGTTTTTTCTTGCAAGGAGTAAAACAATGAGCAACACGCAAAACGTCAAATTAGGCGTATGTAATGTGTCTCTCGGTGGCGTTGATTTGGGTTATACCAAAGGTGGCGTGAGCGTTGAGGTTACTACAGATACACACGCTGTTATGGTTGACCAATTTGGTGAATCAGAGATCAATGAGTACATCCAAAAGCGTTCGGTTAAGGTCAGCGTACCTATGGCTGAGACAACTTTGGAAAACTTAGTTCGCATCATGCCAGGTTCAACAATGGTTGAAACGGGCGGCGCTAACGCAACGGGTACAATCACTTTCGCAGACAATCCAAGTGACGGCGAAACCGTGACATTGGGCGGTACGATCTTCACATTCAAGACGACTCCAGCATTGACTAACGATGTTGAAATTGGCGCTGACTTGGAAGAGTCATTAGACAACTTAGAAGCTGCGTTGACGGCATCGTTGGTGTCTATCATCACACAGGCAACGTATTCGGCAAGTGCAACGGTCTTGACTGTCACTTTCGCAATCAAGTCTGTAGATGGCAACGCGTTCTCATTAGCGGCATCTGACGCAACAGTGTCGGGCGCTTTATTGACTGGCGGTTTAACAAGCCAGAAGCGTGTTGATGTAACGAACGGCATCGGTCACGACCTATTGTCAACCGCTCAGACATTGTCTTTGCACCCTAAAGACAATGCGCAGTCAGACGTATCAGAAGACTTCACGGTCTTTAAAGCGGCGACAGCAGGTGCATTGAGCTTTGCGTACAAAACAAACGAAGAGCGTATTTTCAACATCGAGTTTACGGGCTATCCAGACATCAACAACGGCGATAAGTTATTTGCCGTTGGCGATTTGGGCGCGTAAGTAAGTCACCAGCAAGTTATCAAACTTTAGACCCTCTTCACGGAGGGTCTATACCAAAAAGGAAAAAAGGAAATGGCGAAATTATTAAATTTGGACGAAGTTCTACCTGCTAACGAGAAGGTCATCATCTTGAAAGGCAAAGAGCACGTCATGGCGGCACTCACAGTTCAGCGCTTTATTGAGCTAACTCGCGAAGCCGAAGAATACGCAGAAAAAGAAATGAAGGTAAGTGAGTCGTTTGAGCGCTTTGTCGCCACGATCTTAGATTCGTTTCCAACTATCAAAGAAGCAGAGTTGCGGGCTATGGACTTGCAACGGTTGAAACTCATCGTTGACTTTATCCGCGCAGAAGCAGAGGCGGAAACAGAAGGCGCCCCAGAAGGCGAAGGTGTAAAAAAGTAAAGCAAGCCAGTGGCGCGCTGGTAACGGAGATCGATTTCGGCTTCGTTTACTGCAACGTTTGCCATTTTTACGGACTGACAGATGAAGAGGTACTTTCCATGCCTCTTCGTCGTTTCTGGCTAATGAGTGGAAATGTGGGTCGCATATCGGCTGCAAAAGATTTAAGACGACTGAGATTTCAGTTGGGCGTGGGGAGCGAAGATGGGTTTAAGACCTATCGGGAAGATTTATTAACCGAGCTGGGCAACATTCAAACGATTGAGGAAAAGCTGGATCGTGAGGGATTGAAATCGTTAGCCGCTCTGTCGTAAGAGGTTTGTAATGAGTCTAGGCAATATCCGCGTTGAGCTTGAGCTGAATGATAAGAATTTTACCGTACGCACCATTAAGGCGGGCGAGACGGTAAGAAAGCTTGGTCGAGACTTTGACAACACTAAGAAGTCCATTGGCAACATCGAGAAAGCGGTGGGCGGCATCTTGCCCAAGCTTCGTGACTTCGCTATCACCGCCTCTATTCTAAGGGGCGGCATTCACAGCCTGTGGCAAAAATCCATCATCGATACGAATGCGCAGATCGAGCGTATGACCTTTTTACTCAAGGGTATGTCTCAAGCGACGACTGAATCTGGTCGTATTAAAGAAGCGGCGGACGATCTTGAGTATCTATTTGATCAAGCAGAGCGCGCACCGTTCTCGTTGAACGAAATGACAAACAGCTTGGTTAAGATGCGCTCTGTTGGGCTAGAAGACGCGCGATTTGGACTAGAGTCGCTCACCAATGCGGTAGCGCAGTTCGGTGGTACAGATGAAACCCTTCACAGAGCAACCATAGCGATCCAACAGATGGCCGGTAAGGGCGTCATCTCGATGGAAGAGCTACGTCAGCAGCTCGGTGAGGCTGTTCCGACCGCTATCAAGCTTATGGCGCGCTCAATGAACCTCACATACCAACAGTTGGTTGACAACATTGCAACCGGTCGAGTTGAAGCCAACGACGCGCTTAAGCGAATGTTTGCCGAGATGGATAGAACGATGGGCGGCGCGGCTCAAAATATGATGGCCACTTGGTCGGGTATGGTCAGTCGATTGTCTACGCGATGGACGCGATTGCAGGTGACTGTGGGTAATGCGGGTATGTTCGAGGCAGCCAAAGACGCCTTGGGCAAGCTAATTGACGAGCTAGACCCAAACCGCATCGAAGCAACAGCCCAAGCGTGGGGTAACTTCCTTGGCGAAGCAATCTCCAACATGGTTATATTGACCGAATACATTATCGAACATAATGAAGTCATCACCTCCCTCATTAAGAGTTTGGGCGCTTTGTTTATTGCCTACAAGGTTATTGGCGGCGTCGCTACATTTCTTGGCACCACATCTAAAGCGTTAGGTACGTACACGGCAGCGCAACTAGCAGCCAACGCAGCGACGGCAGCAATGATGGGGCCAACCGTTGCGGCAGCAGCAAGCATGACCACAACCGCGGTTGCAGCAAGCAAGCTCTCTACGGTTATTGGGGTGTTAGCAGCTTCACTTCGATTCTTGGCGGGTCCTTGGGGTATCGTCATTGGTTTGGCGACAGCAGCGGGTCTTGCGTTCTTTGATTTTGGCAACGACGTGGATAGAGCGACCGAGATGGTCGACAAGCACGCACTCGCCTTAGACAAAGACAGCAAAAAGACGCTAGAGTCGGCCATTGCCAGCAAACGAGCGCTTAACGAGGTCTTGAGCAAGGATTTTGCAGGTGCGCAAAGTAAGTTCGACTTCTTGTCCTCGTCAGGTTTTAGCGACGAACGGATTGCGCAGGCCAAAGCATCAATGGACGGGCTCAAAGCCCACTACGAAGCCAATGCCGAGGAGTTGGCGGATCTTGAGAAGCTTAGCGCGGAAAGTCAACTTGCTCGCGAAACAAATTTAACCGAGCACAAGCTAGAAGTGCTTAGAATTAGCCTTGCCAAAAAGAACGCCGATTTGACGGCAAGCTACAGCGACGAGTCCGAAAAATTAGCCAAGGCGCTTGATGCAGAGGAGGTGACGCTGGTTCAGTACACCACGCGCAAGAAAGAAATTATTGCCAAATTCTACGAGTCTCAAATAGAGGCGACTGCGGGCGAAGGCTTGAGAATTGCCGAGCAGATGATTGGCGCGTCGAGAGACGATATGGTTGCGCTACAGGGTGAGTTGAAGGGTCTTAAAGAGATCGAAGACGCCATTAGAAAAAGAAAAGACGAGCAGGTGCTTGATGCTGACAGGGAAGCGAAGTTGTTGGCCAGAAAGGGCGGCAATTCACAAATTGAGAATTTCGTCACACAAACGACGGCCAACATTGCCAAACTAAAAGCAGATTTGCTAGACGGCTCAACAAGCGTGGCCAAGTTTGAAGCGATGCTAAAGGGCGGCTTTTATGGCGAAGATGGTGAGTCACTGCTGGCCGGTGGTTTTGTGGGTGGCAAAGACTTAAGCCAAATCAGAGCCATGCTGGTTGAGATGGACAAGTACAAGGAGGCGGTCAAGGAGGCTAGGGTTGCTGAGCGCGCAGGCGAGAGTCTTGAATCACTGTATCGCAAATCCAACCAGGAGCTCGCCACAGCCAAGAATCTTCTATTGACTGGGGACGATGAGTCCTTTATCGACAAAACCGCACGTCGAGTCGACGAGCTGCTATTAAACATGCCCAACGCGACGCAAGAGATCATCGACATGGGCGAGGCAATCAAGTCCCATGCCAGAGATACTAGCGGCGTACTAGACGCAGCCAAGTTAATCGAAGAAACCAAAACGATGAATACCGAAGCGCTCGATGAGCGTCAGAAGTTCCTCAATGAGTTTAGGAAGAAGTCGGATGATGCAGCTAAAATTCTCATTGGTATCGAGAGTAAGTCTGTCGATGTCCAAAAGGAACTGTGGGCGGCGTACTACGATTATATCGCAGCGCTTGAGGATGAGTATGCGCGCAACACCGAGACGGCAACGGACAGGCTACTTAGAGAGTGGGAAGATACAACTGGTCGTATGCAAGACGCGACAGCGGACTGGCTAGACGACGCGACCGACAAGTTGACCGATTTTATCGTCACCGGCAAGGGCGGCTTTACAGAGTTGGTCGAGTCTATCTTGAGAGACATCGTTAAGCTTCAATTGCAAGGCAACATCTCAGATATTCTTGGTGGTTCGGGTGGTGGTTCGGGTGGAAGCGGTCTCTTAAGTTCGTTGGGTGGTTTGATTGGCGGCAATACCGGTAGCAACTTTGCTGGGTCAGACCTAGAGTACGCAATGTTTGATCTTTTCGCTTTTGCCAAAGGCGGCATCATGTCCAGTGGCGGTAGTATGCCGTTGAACATGTACGCAAACGGCGGCGTTGCAAACACCCCTCAATTGGCCATGTTTGGTGAAGGTAGAATGGCAGAAGCCTACGTGCCATTGCCAGATGGCAGAACCATCCCGGTAACGATGTCGGGCGGTGGTCAATCTGCGCCTAGCGTCCAGGTTAATGTCATCAACCAAACGTCTCAAGAGGTCACAGCAAACCAAGGTCAGATGAAGTTCGATGGCAAGAAGATGATATTGGACGTGGTCATGTCAGCGGCGGGAACGCCGGGACCATTTAGAGACAGCATGAAGGGAGCGCTAAGATAATGAGCGATTTTCCACCGGCGGGCTTCACACAGAAGGAGGACTCATCAGGGTTCTCCATCTCCAGCGCAGATCCAGGCGTTAAGATTAAAGGCGAGGGTGGCTATGCAACGTCACGCAAGCGCTACACTAGACGGCCAAGAAGAACGATCACAACTAAGTTCACCGCCATCACCAGCGACAACAAAGACCTCATCGAAGCGTTTTGGAATGCTAAATTGGGCGGCAGTGTAGCGTTCACCTACACCATTCCCACCAATGATGAGGAAATTATGGTTAGATTCTCAAAGGAGCTTAAATTCAGCTACAAGGGAATGGGCGGCACCCATCTATGGGATATAGCCGATGTATCTCTTGAGGAGGTTTAGCTTCTTTGGTATAATAAGTCACCCATTACTTACTATAGTGAAGATATGAATAGCAACCATTTATCTGTCGCGTCGGTCGCAGAAAAGAACAAAATTGACTCGGAATTTCCATTTCTGGTGTGTCTTGAGGTGGACGTCAAAACCTCCGCTGGCACACTGGTGGAGACGCTATATTTGGTGAACAACCCCGAAAACATTGACTACGACGGGAATGAATATACAGCCTTTCCATTCTCGCTGGAGATAAAGTCTGAGGGTGGTCAGGAGCCTGGCGTAAGCGTCACGATTGAGGACGTATCTGGGGCAATTAAACAGAGAATGGATGAGTACGCGGGCGCGGTCGGATTTGAAGTTCGGATCTTGGTCGTGAACTCAGGTGATTTCAGCTTGCCTCCGGAAATAGTAGAGACGTTCTCGGTCAAGTCCGCAAGCGTGGACGACTACAGCGTCAAATGGCAACTATCTGGCGAGCTTCACTTGCTGTTGAACTTCCCAAGACGACGTCAACTGCGTGATCGCTGCCCTTGGGCTTATAAGAGTGTGGAGTGTGGCTATGCTGGAGCGTTGCCCACATGCGACTTCACCCTACAGGGCGACAACGGTTGCGCAGTCCACTTAAATCAAATTAATTACGGCGGCTTTCCGGCGATAAACAATGGCTGATTACGCAGATTTAATAGGTACGCCATTTAAGTACGGGGGCAGAGAGAACTCAGGGGCTCTCGACTGCTATGGATTCATCATGCAGATGCTACGGCGCGACGGTATTGAGATTCCAGATTACGAAAGCCCATCTGACGGCGCCAGCATTACGGCGATCTTCGTTGGCGAGCTGCGACTTTGGGAAAAAATTAGCACAAGACCCGGCGCCGTTCACTTATTTAGAGTGCCGGGAAATCTTCATGTTGGCTATGCGATAGATCAGGACAGGTTTGTACACACGTGGGAAAAGACCGGCGGCGTCACAGTAGAACGACTGTCTGAAAATAATTGGAAACAACGACTAATCGGGACGTACAAATATGTTGGAAAATAGCGACAAAATGATTTTAATCAACATTACTAACCCCTTCGACCCATCACAGCGCGAGGTGACCTACCTCAAGCCGAGTGAGAGTTCGACGGTGGCTAGTTTCGTCCCAGCCATGCTCAACAGTTGCGCCGTCAGCTTAAACGGAAAGATCATAGAAAAAGAAAATCGCGCCACCACGCTTACGAAGGCTGGGGATGTGATGGTTGTCGTTCCTGTGCCTAGAGGTGGTGACGGCGGCAAAGACATTTTAAGAATAGTCGCCATGATAGCACTCGCCGTTGTAGCACCCTACGCGGCAGCGGGTATGGCGGGAGCTGGAGCAGCGGCGGGAACGGTAGCGCTATACCAAACGGGTATAATGATGGTAGGCAGTATGCTCATCAATTCAATTCTACCACCGTCTCTACCCTCGGCCAAGAACTACAATCAGAGTCAGGAGGAGAGCCCTTCATACGGGGTGGATGGTGCTAAAAATACATCAACTGAGGACACGGTCGTCCCCCTCGTTTACGGTCGCTATAGAATAGCGGGAAACAGAATAGCCGCCTTTGTGAAGAATGTCGGCAACACGCAAGACGCTTACCTTCTCTACAACGCAGGTGAGGGGCCAATTGCCGGAATCTCATCTCTTGAGTTGAACGACCAGCCCGCCGAGAATTTTCGAGATTTGGAGTACCAGCAAAGAACGGGCTCGGCCACTCAATCTCCAATGGGTTGGTTTAACGACAATATAATCCCAAAGACAAAGGGAGTAACGTTGACGGAGGCGTACACGCTTCACACAACGTCGACGGAAGTTGATAAGTTTAGGTTTGATGTCGTCGCTCCGGCTGGTTTGGCTTATTACAACGACGTGGGTGGTGTCGACGCGGTAACCGTCGGCCTGACAATTCAGTACCGTCTAGCTGGCGATGAGGACTGGATTGGTCTGGAAGACACGAATAAGAGAATTTCGAGCGTAACCAAATACTACTACAATGATGTCGAGATGCTTGAGGGCGCTCTTCGAGCGGGACACACGCTAACTGGGTTCGACAGTAAGATTATTTTGGACGAGAGCGAGACCATCGTAGGCTCGGTTCAGCAGGAGCACGTATATTCAACATCGCACTCTATCAGAGGGTCGGGGCGACAGACTGTTCGCAGATCGTACGAGTCTCCAGAGCTGCCAGAGGGCATCTACGAGCTTCGCATTAGAAGGAACACACCGGAGAGCACAGACAGTCAACTGGTTGATGGGCTACAGTTGGTCGAGATTGACGAAATAATAACGGACTTGGTGGCCTACAGACACACTGCTCTGTTGGGTTTGCGAGTTCGCCTGTCTGATCAATTAACTTCCCTACCTAATGTGACTTTCCTACACCACGGCAAGTTGATTCGGGTAAGAAGAGTCGTTGACAATGCGGAGGTCTGGACTTACGAGGCTTCATCAAACCCAGCTTGGGTAGCATACGACATCCTAACGAATACAAGATATGGTGGCGCGATTGCACCGCCTCGCATCAATGTGGCCAAGTGGCAGGATTGGGCCGATTACTGCGACGAGGCGGGTCTTGAGTTCAATGGCGTATTCGACACTCAAAACAACGTGTGGGACTCTCTGTCGCACGTGTTTAGGGTTGGTCACGCACAAATCATCAATCAAGGCACGCGCTATAGTATTGCAATTGAGCGCGCCGACTCACCAGTGATGATGTTCAACTCTTCCAGCATCATTGAAAAATCGATGAAGATTAACTGGCTTCCGAAGGCTGAACGCGCAAATGAGGTTGAGCTGACATTTTGGAACCGAGAGGACTCTTATAAGCGCTCGATGATCAAGGTGAGAGACACGGACGTGGGACCCAATGATGTAGTTCGTCCAGCGAGAATGACGATGTTTGGGGTGACGAACCCAGAGCAGGCGCTAAGCGAGGCTATTTTCCAAATCAACCTCAACAAGCACATTCTCAGATCGATAGAGTTCGATACTGGATTAGATGCAATTGCTTGTACTGTGGGCGACCAAATTCTAGTTCAGCATGAAATGCCGAGCTGGGGTCAGGGCGGTCGCACAGCTATGGGCAGCACAGCCTCAGTCATAAAGCTAGATAGGGAAGTGACGATAGAAAACGGCAACACCCATAAGCTGCTTGTGAGCTTTGATTCGGTAAGAAGAGCGGCGGGCTTCGTTAGCGGCGTTTCGTCGAACATCGTTTGGCTAGACGGATATACCGGCCAAACGGATGTAAAAAGGGTAATTATAAACGGAAACGACTATCCAATAGAGCGCGTGGTTAATGACGGTTTTGGAGGTTTTGGGGTAGAGCTTGAAGATACCAGCGCCATCCTAACATCTCAACTGTATGAGATTTTTGATACAGATGTCATCGAAGAGAGGCATGTTGTCAATGCAGTTGGGTCGCACGACTCTATAACCGTAGACGCGGCTTTTAGCTCAGCCCCACAATTCGCGGTGAAGTGGATGTTTGGTGAAGTGGATTCCGTCAAGCGACCCTTCCGCGTCGTCTCTATATCTGGATCTCACGAGTATGAGCGGTCTATCAAGGCAATTGAGTACGTCGAGGAGGTTTACGACCTTTCAAATACAGAGATTATACCAACAATAGAGCCAACAGTTGGCATCGGCCAGGTCGAAGACCTAACTCAAGAGAATACTTGGGCTAAGTGGGGTGGGGCTTACCAACCGATTGCAAATATATCGTGGAACATACCAACAACTGGATTTTATGGCGGCGCACTTATTTATATGGCCAGAGCCAATGGGGACTTTGTTAGGGTGAGTGAGGTCGGCGCTCAAACGACATCGTATGCTCACTCAGGTTTATCGGTGGGCGACGAGGTGACATTTAAGGTTGTGGCGCAAGACATCATCTGGCAAAAGGCAACGTACGACACAGCGCCAGAAATTGCCTTTACAGCATTAGCCAGACCACAAACAGGCACGCCGACCAATTTGGCCGTAACAACGCAGAGCGGCAGCTACGTGTTAAGTTGGAACTCGCCATCAGAGTCGTTCAGGTCGATAGAGATTTGGAGATCGACAACCAACGATGTTGCAACTGCAACAAAAATAGAGTCGATTGTTGCCGAAGGGTATACCGATCCATCAGCGCCGCTAGGGGTTCAGGTTTATTACTGGATCAGAACGATCAACAGCGATGGGCTCTTGGGCGAGTGGAGCGCCGCAGGTGGTACTACAGCACCGATACCAGGCAGTGTTTCAAATCTAGTGGTTACAAGCAGCTTTGTCGGCACCGAAGTTGCTATTCAATGGGATGGGCTGCCCGAAGCAAAAGATTACATTGTCGAGGTGTATGCCAACTCAATTTTATCCAGAGCTGTTGCGGTTGTGGGTGAGCAGTTTAGCTACTCTTATGCAGACGCGGTAAACGATAGCAATATAAACCGCGCTATCACATTCACAGTCAAGCCAAGACTGTTGAACAATACGGTGGGTGCAGGCGTGTCGGTGGTCGCAACAAACCCACAAATAGCATCTCCAGTGGCTAACGTTGTCCTGGGAACAACCGGGAACTCAATTACGGTCAACTTCGATAGCAAACTGGATAGTGATCTGTCTGGTTACAAAATCTATGCCTCGGAAACATCAGGCTTTACGCCAAGCGCGCTGAACATAGTTCAAGATGGTAGAAATCCGGGCGCAACGATACCAGTGGGTGTCGGTGAGACGTGGTATGTCGTCGTTGGCGCGTATGACGTTTGGGGTGTGGACGGTATGCTATTTACGGGAGAGGTTAGTCTAGAGGCAACAAGTACCGCCGAAATTGTAGCTCAATTGTCGAATGCCATCAGTAGAACAGAGCTTGCGGCCGACCTAGAAAGCGAACTGGATGTTATAGGTTCGCAGTGGAGCGTGAAAGTGGCTCAAACAACTGGCGATGGCACAAACTACATCGCGGGTATCGGTCTGTCTGTCGAGGAGGGCGAGAGTGGTGAAATATCGTCGAACTTCTTAGTCAAGGCGGACAACTTTGCAATTTTGGCGTCGGGCTCAAATGTGGCCGCAGATGCAGCGTCGCCCTTTATAGTATCGGGCGGTAACGTCTTTATCGGCTCTGCCTTTATTGAGGACGCGTCAATAACCAACGCCAAAATTGGCAACATCATTCAGTCGAACAACTACACCCCAGCGACCGGCTGGAAGATCAACAAAGACGGCTCGGCTGAGTTTTCAAACATCACCATTCGAGATAGCGAAGGAAATATATTGCTATCGTCGGGGGCTGGTGTTGTGGGTGTGGGCGAGGTCAATGCCGAGGATGTAGTGGGTTTAGGCGCCATAGCGTTGATCGACCAAATCACCAGCGCCAACGTCTCCACCTACATCGCAGCCGCCGCGATTGGCGAAGTTCACGTTGTAGACGGTGCTATTACCAATGCCAAGATTGGCAATGTAATTCAGTCAAATTCGTACGTGAGCGACACTGCGGGCTGGAAGATAGATAAAAACGGCAATATGGAGCTAAACAGCGCCGTGTTTAGAGGCACGATTGACGTCAAATCTGGAACGTCGGGAGAGCGCCTCGAAGTTAAGAATAATGTGATTAAGGTATATGACGCCGCAGGTATCTTGCGCGTGAAGATGGGAGATCTAACCGCGTGAGCTTTGGACTAGAGACCTACAACGAGTCGGGCGTTAAGGTACTTGGCTCAAATCAAAGGATATTGAGACACGTTGGCACATACACCTACTCCCTACCAAGCAACGGATCGACCCAAACCATAACAATTCCAGGCATTGCAAACGATGGGACTTGGGTCATTTTGGACAACCAGAACGCAGCTACCATAGTGATAAATACTGGCTCTATCACTCTGACCCGCTCCGCTCAGCAGTCGGCGATGAGTCCCGGCGGCTACTTATTGGTGATGAGGTACTAATGGGCTACGGAATATCGATTTTAAATGAAGATGACTTTGTTCAAATAGACGGGGAAAGTCAAAACTACTATATGGTCGAGTCTGGGACTTTCTCGATACCAAGTGGGGGAGGGTTGTCGCTGCCAAGCTACGATTTGGCAAAGGACATTATACTCATATCGCCACCCGCTGATAAGTATTTTGGGATAATCGCCTTCAACGCCACAGAAAAAATGTACCTTCAAAACTCGGCGGCTCAATTTGTTGCGGGCTCTGTGGAGTTCAGGCGCTATAGATTCGACAGTAGTGATTTTATTCAGACCTCCGACTACGGTCTTGCGGTGTACGACGAGAGTGGAAAGACTGTTTATCATAGCGACTTTGAACCGCTAAACGTAGTCGCCTCAATTGCCTCCGCGTACAGCCCACAATCTGCTGGCATCAGCACAAGAACGTTTACGTTGCCAGATTCAGGGAACAGAAGGTGGTGCGAGCTTAGGAATTTCATCACTTGGTCGTCGGATTACGAGGCGTCTACCGACACCAGGGGTCCTGTTGGTACATTTTTCACATTCCCAACCCCAACGACCCTAAAGTTTTTAAGCACTGGTGCCGACCCCGCCAGTGGCGCTGGCTACTTCGCTGGGAGAATGCCGTTTAAGTTGATTTACGTATTCGAGACGCTCACCTAAGCGGCCTATTAAATAAGTCACCGATGAGTTATAATATCGCCACATTAGAGGAATAATAAATGCTTGCAAATTTTATCGAAGAGACGTGTACGGGAACGGGCGATCTTATAACGCTATCTGGAGCAACGTTGAGGCGCATCGACGTGGCCAAGGCTTATACAGATGGTCAATTCGTCTACTATGCCATTGAGGACGGGAACGACATTGTAAAGGCATCCGGCAAGGGAACGTACAATGTGACTGGCAATACCATCACTAGAAACGACACGTGGACTTGGGACGGTACGACTTACGACATAAGCCCCGCCGCCAACATCACACTCAGCGGCGGCACACACACGATACGAGTTTCCCTAACGAAAGAGTCGCTCGATGAGATCGCCACGCCCACGAAGACCGTTATCGACGCGCTGGGTGTAGATGCCGCATCACTAGACGGAGTGACTTGGGGAGGTGTGGATACTGAAATTTCAACAGACGACGTTGTGGAATCGGGTCGTGGAAATGGTGGCGTCGCACTTACGCTTGATGGCGGCGCCAGTGTAACTTTCAATCACAAGGGTGGCTCGGCAGATCAGGCGGGCAACACGGGCGGCATAACCGTCAACACCGATGCGACTACCGAAGCGACTATGATTTTCTCTGGAAAGTCTAACGACGCGACGGGCGCTGTGACAAATGCAACCATAGCGACGATGTATGCAGACTCAGGCGACTTCTTGGCCGTTGGCAACGTGTCGGGCAACTCGGATAGACGAATTAAGACCGATCTTAGAATTATTGATGATGCGCTATGGAAGGTCGGTCAGCTCAATGGCTACACCTTTGACAGAACGGACATCAAAACAAAGAGACAAACGGGCGTTGTGGCGCAGGAGGTTCAAAGTGTACTGCCGGAGGCGGTCATCGATACCAATCCAGACTGCTTGGGCGTCGCCTATGGCAATATGGTTGGTCTGCTGATAGAGGCTATTAAAGAGTTGACGGATCGCATCAAGGTTTTGGAGGGCAGGTAGTGGCACTTCAACTCTCTGGAATCATTTCCCTTAACGACATTCAAAGCGAGTTTGGTGGCAGCGACCCCGTCGGCATCGATGAATATTATAGAGGTGGCGTCTACGTCCCGGATATTGTCGAGAATGAGAGTATTCCAACTAGCGGTCTCATTGGGGTGAGTGACTTTTATCGCGCAACGCGATTGCCCGTTATCACAGTAACAGAAGGCACCGCCTCCAACGGTTCGATTTGGACGTTGAGAGGTTACGCGGCTAACGGAAAGCACCTAGATTTGTCGAGAACGGGTTTTGACAGTGGGGGAGAGATTGGCTCGCGGGTGGCAAGCACCTTTGACGGCATAACGATACAGGGCTTGTATGAGCACTATGCGGCCAAGAGTACCGACTATTGGTTCGTCGTTGTTTTGGCAGGCACTCACGCCAAGTCGCTCTTTACAAGCATAAATGTTCAAGGTAAGGGAACGCTAAACTCAGCATCGGCCACTCACGCGCAGTTCAGTTCGTCGACAATATGGCGATGGAATACAGGAAATATATCTCAATGGGATGGTGTGGGTACGAGCACCGTAACCTTCACACCATAAGGAAGCAGCATGTTTATAGAATTTACATTTAAAGTTAATGGTTACACGCTAAAGCACAGCACGATTAGCGTTACCTACACGGCGACGGACGAGGGTCTCAACCTTCGCCCTCACCACATTCGACAGTTGTCGGTTGACACCTCCCTTCTGGAGAAGTACGCGGCGGGTCTTAGCACGGTCGACGAACTCAAGGCAGAGATGCGTCAGCTTATTATCGGCGCTTCTACTCAAGCTCAGCACGAGTGGAATAGCGAATTGAACTCGCGGGCCTCAGAAATGCCAGAGGAGTTACTTCCCCTATTTGGTGTTGAGTGGACATCTGTGACCGAGGTTGAAACTCAGCAAGGTAGCGAGGTTGTGTTGTAATGTCTAACTGGTCTTTTAAAACCGTATACAGCGTTGAGTCCGAGGGTCTTTATGTCGGTTATGCTGACTCTGACAGGGGTAACCTACATACGGTACAGACGATGCTCGACCGCACAGGCGGCGTCCAGTTTCTAACTCATGGGTCGGTCAATGTCTATACGCTTGATATGACGCTTTTGGCCAACTATAGCGTTGGTGAGCGCTTTGGCGTTGGCTTTTCCACAGAGTTCTCAGAAGGCAGGTTGAATATGGCCTCCCTTGCACCCAGTAGATTCTATTGCATAGGTAGCAAAGGTGGCGATGTGGAGTGGGACGGTAGCGTTGTACCGTTGGCTGCGGGCGAAACAATTACGCTAACGGAGGTGCTCGGCAAAAGACTATTGGTGACGCAAGACGGTACGATCATCGACGGTACGGCCTACGACAAACATCAGATCATCAAGTTCGACATCAAAGATTCCGTTCAAATAACTGGCGGCGCCGAAGATTCGCACCTCGCGCTATTCTACAAGGTCGTCTAATGTTTGGATTTAGAAAGATAAAGTTGATGGCTGGCTTGGCGCATATCATAGCCGCGGTGGGTCTGATCTTTTTCTTCTCCTGGCCTGGCGTTGGTTTGGCACTGGTGGTCTTTTTCATTATGAATGTGGGAATGTCCATTGGCTTTCACAGAATGATATGTCACCGGGCGTTCGAGACCAGTGGTTTCTGGTGGTGGTTTTTGATGATAGCCGGTACTCTGTCGGGCGTCGGCAGCTCTATTAGCTGGTGTGGTCTGCATAGGGCGCATCACGCTTTCTCAGACATAGAGGGAAAAGACCCCTACTACCCACACAACAGCGCAATCAAGGCATGGATATTCGGACCTTGGTCGCTCAAGACGCCGTTGGTGTTGATAAAAGACTTGATACGAGATAAGCGTCACAATTGGCTACACAAGCACTACTATAAAATATCATTTCTATATGCGTTAGCCTTGGTTGCGATTAGCCCACCGCTGGTGTTCTGGGCATGGGCGTTACCAGTGGCGATGATATTTGCGGTCATGCAAATATCGGGAACTTTCGGTCACATGGTAGGCAGTCAGCCGCACGACAATGGGGACGAAAGTAGAGACAGTCATTGGTTAAATATCTTCACCTTTGGCGAAAGTTACCAAAACACGCACCACCAAAACGTCAGACAAATCGTGATGGGTAGATACGATCTATCTGGACATCTCATCAATCTAATCAAAACCAAGTAAAGATATTTTTGTCACGATAGATAAGTAATCGGTGACTTAGTAACCTATGGAGCTTTCAATGTACGCGCCAAATTTCTCAAAACAAGAACTGACTCACTCCAACTTTGCAGTGAAGAACGGCATCGACAACACGCCAAACGAATCAGAGTCCAGAAACCTAGTTCGATTGTCTTGGTTTCTACAGGCTATCAAGATCGGTATCTCAAATGAGCTAAATACCGAAGTGAAAATTCGAGTCTCGTCTGGGTTTAGAAACTCAGTGCTCAACGCCAAGATAGGCGGCAGCAAGACTTCGTTTCACCTGGAGGGTATGGCAGCAGACATAACCTGCACTCACCTCACGCCCTATCAACTGGCGATCTGGATCAAGAACAACATGGGCGACTATGGCTATAGCGAACTCATTCAAGAGTACGGACGCTGGGTTCACGTTGCCATTCCTCAAATGACCGCAACTAACAAAGAGAAGACGGCGGTCAAGCTAGGCACGTCAACTAAATACGTTTCTGGAATAAACAAATAATGAATGAAGTAGAGAAATTTGCCAATGTATACAACGATCTTGAAAACTTCCCCCGCGTTGCGGACGTTGCTGATGAGCTTGGTATTGTTGACCGCACCGTACGAATTAAAGCTAAAAAGCTTAGAGCTAGATTCGGGCTTGGAGAGGACGTACCAAGTCTTATCAATCGCGCAGTATCTCCGCTATCGGAAAACGAACGTAAATATATGGGATCGTGGACGGCTGACGATTGTATAGAGGAGCTACATCGGGTTAGAGACATCGACCCGGAGAAGTTCATCACAAGGAACTACTTTAGCAACAACTCAAGCATTTCAGACGCCACTTGGAATCGATACTTCGGTACATTTATGGAGTTCAAGCGTCAGGCGGGCTTAGTTTTGACCCGTCAGCAGGCAACGATGGAAAGAAGCATTGCTAAGCACGCCTCAGTGGATCACTACAGAGAGTTGACAGCGTCGCGGGGTGATTGGTCGGATAAGTACATTAGAGAGAACACAAGGCGTTTTAAGACGGTCTTGGTTTGTTCCGATTTGCACGACATTGAGATCGATCAATTCTTCCTTCGAGTTCTGATTGACACAGCCAAAAGAGTGCAGCCAGATGTGATCGTTTTGAATGGCGACATATTTGACTTACCTGAGTTCGGCAGTTATGGCGTTGACCCAAGAGAGTGGGATGTAGTCGGTCGCATCAAGTACGCTCACGAACACATCCTCAAACCATTGCGTGAAGCTTGCCCAGAGACGCAAATTGACTTCATTGAGGGCAATCACGAAGCTAGACTGCTCAGACAGCTTGCGGACGCGACACCCGCGCTTAGAGCGGTTCTCAGCGATCTTCACGGGTTCACTATCGGGAAGCTTCTTGGGCTAGATGAGTTTGAGATCAACTACATTGCAAAAGCAGACTTGGCCACCTTCACGAAGGCAGAGCACAACAAGCAATTGGCCAACAATTACAAAATCTACTGGGACAGTATTTTGTTCCACCACTTTCCTCACGCTAGAAACATGGGATTGCCCGGTGCCAACGGTCATCATCACCAGCATCAAGTGTGGCCAATGTTCTCACCAGTCTATGGTGCGTACGAGTGGCATCAGTTAGGTGCGGGTCACAAACGGTCTGCAAGCTACTGCGAGGGCGAGAAGTGGCACACTGGATTTGCGCTGGCGAACGTCGACACTCACACCAAGGCGACCGCGTGGGACTACATTACAGTAGGCGAGGAGTTCGCGGTAAGTGGCGGTAAATGGTATTACCGAGAGGATTCGGAGCGCTACCTAACCACCAAAGCTTAGATTCAGAATAGAAAATAAGTCACCAATGACTTATAATAGGCGTCATATTAAATTTAATCAAGAGAACACCTCATGGAACTGCCTAACGCAACAAAGCCAGACCCACTTCTTAAAAACCTTAGAGAGCTGAGCGACGCAGTGAGCGATCTCCGCTTGTCGCAACGAAGAATGGATATGGAGAACGGCGGGCTATCTCGCATCTTAGAAGGACACATGGCCACGGAAGAAATAATGCAAAAGGAAATGATTAATTTGATTGACGATTTGAAGCTGTCGATTGCGAGGCTCAACCCCCAAGATCACGCAAAGCATCATGAATTTATGGACAACTTTATCGCAGAGCAGCGCGCGCGCAAAGAGTTTTGGACTGGCGTTGCGTCGAATATTGCAACCGGCACTATTTGGGCGACTCTCGCCAGCGTTGTGGCTGTGACTGTGTATGCGGCAAAGCAATATTTCATGCAAGGGCAGGTGTAGTCATGTCGGTAGTTATTCAATTCTCTACATCGGGCGGCTTAGTAGCCAAGGGCGTTCAATTTCGCACGTTCTCGTGGGCGAGTCACGTCGACCTAGTTACCTCAAAAGGCACCTTAATTGGCGCTGAGTGGCAGAACGGCGTCAGCGAGCGTCCTTATGAGCGTTCGGAGTACGAGCGGATTGAGCGTTACGTGGTTGAGGGCGTTAGTCAAGAGCTTGTTGAGTCGATTATTAGGGGTGAGCTTGGCAAGCCTTATGATTTCGGCGCTATCTGGGGCTTCATCTCGCGCACAGACAAGTTTAGCAATACCGAAAAGTGGTTTTGCTCCGAGCTAATCGCGTGGGTTTTTCAAGAGGCCAATATGCCCCTGCTTAACCCAGATGTCGACGCTCAATTTATCGCACCCAGTCACCTACTAATGTCGCCATATTTGAAAAAAGTGGCATTACCGCAATAAGACAGCAACCTATTTACCCAGAGGGCAAACAACATGGCAATTGGACAAGTAACCAAGTACGACAAGCTTCAATCTCACTTAATTAAGTACCCAGAGAGACATTGGGACGATCCTACAGCGGGCAACGTAATGTGGCTGCTAGCTACGAAAGATTATACGCCAGATGTCACGCACGACACCGTTGCTGATTTGAGTTCGGATTACATTTCGGCAGGTGACGGCGCACCAATCAACGCCACATCGTTGGATGTCGACGATGCAACTACAGCGGGCGTAACCTACTTAGATTCAGCCTTGGTCAATTTTGGCGAAGCGGTGTCTATCACGGCGAAGTACCTTGTAGCTGTTAAGCCAGCAACGCCAGGCACATTGGCAGGCACATCCAAGTTGTTATTTTATGTGGACTTGAATACTGACAGTACGAGCGCTGAGGTTTCTTCTATCGCATCGGCATTCAAAATCAATGCGCCCGCTAATGGCTGGGTGAGAATTTAATAGGGGCTTAGTATGTCTCTAGGTAGCTCCTCTTTAGGCTCAGCCACGCTGGGATCTTCGGGCGCGGTTTATTTCGACGGTACGCCATCGCAATTGACCGTGACTTTGGGCTTCTTCGCGCCTAGTCAGGTGACGGGTGTTGAGGTTGCGTCGTCACGGCTATCGATACCTCTCAACCTTCATACGCCTAGTCAGGTGATTGGTGTCGAAGGTATTTCGTCGCAGCTTGCTGTGGGGCTTGATCTTCACACGCCTAGTCAAACGGCTGGGGCTGTGATTGTTGCAACGCAACTCGCTGTCGAGCTTGGCCTTCACACGCCTGACCAGGAGATTGGCACCGAGATTGCCCCAACGCAACTCGCTGTTGGGCTTGACCTTTACGCACCTAGTCAGACAGTGGGTGTTAGCGCAACAACAGCACAGCTAGCTATACCAGTTGGCCTCCACACTCCAATTGGGGAAATGAGCGTCAACCTAGTGGCGACGCAAGGGGTCGTGTCTCTAGGCTTTTATGAGCCAGTTGGGGAAATGGGCGTCGCGCTTGAGGCCGAGCAGCTAATTATTCCCATTTTGGGTTTAGCCGACCTGCCTTACATCGCTACGGCCACCCAGCTCGCAATTTCAATTGGCTTAAATCAACCAACTAGACCACAGACGGCAGCGTTCCCTCCAGCGGAGATGAGTCGCTACTACGACAGTTCGAGCTTCGCTTTGGAGCTTGACGACCCAGCATCTAAGTTGGTTACAGAGGGTGGCTACACCATGACCCGACCTAAGTATTTGAGGCGTCCTCGTCGCAACTTTACCGTTGGGTTTTCAGATTTGAATAACGACGACAAGGAGATCCTGGAAGAGTTTTGGAACGATCATGGCGGTAGTGGATCGACCTTCACCTTTAGCGACCCTAGCGGCGGCGCAGACGTCAAGGTGAGGTTCAATTCAAATATCAAGTTCGACTACAGAGGGTACGGAGACACTATCAGATGGAGCGTTTCCGGAATTAAGGTTTCAGAGGTTTAATTTAATGGCAAAGCAACGCAACAGAGGCAACAACCAAAAGCAGTTCCGAAAAGACCGACGCGAGCAACGAAGAGGCTCAAATGCAGATCATAGCGGTCACGAGATTGCAGAAATGGAATTGCACACCGCCCGTCAATTAGGAAAGGCGAGCAAAGTGGAGCCACTCGCTCCCCAAACGGAAGCCCAAGCTCACTACATGATGAGCATTGAAGAAGCTGTGGTGACGTTTGGTATTGGTCCCGCGGGAACGGGAAAGACTTTTGTGTGTGCTGCGATGGCTGCGGACATGCTGACGAACCATGAAATTGAACAGATTATCATCACGCGTCCTGCGGTTGATGCCGGGGAATCGCTAGGCTTCTTACCTGGTGAGTTGGATGAGAAATTTGAGCCTTATTTGCAACCATTTCGTGACGTATTCACCCAGCGATTGGGTCACTCCCAGTATGAATACATGTTAAAGAGCCGCAAGATCGAACCCGCTGTGTTAGGTCACATGCGAGGTCGTACGTTCCGCAATGCGTTCGTTATCTTAGATGAGGCTCAAAACGTAACACCATCACAAATGAAGATGTTCCTGACGCGTATTGGACCCAACTGTACAGTAGTCGTTAATGGCGACCCAAGACAGAAGGACATCAGTGGTGAAAGTGGGTTAATTGATGCAGTTTCCCGCTTAGAAAGCTTAGGCAAAGTTCGTGTTGCGCGCTTCGACAGAGAAGACGTAGTGCGGAGTGGCATCGTTCAGGACATTATTGAGCGCTACGAAGACTAAACCGTTTACCGCATGTAGTCGGGGGTTACTTCCTTTTCCTCTGGCTATGTGCGGGCTCAATCCGCGTCTCTACGTAAAAAGTATCTAACTATAATTACTTATAACTAATTACTTATTACATAGAGGGGAGGGGTAATATGCCCGCACAGACAGCAAGAACAAACACGGAAAGATTCGCGGAGTTCTTCGGCGACACAATTGTAGAGAAACCAAAGGGAACATTCAGATACACTAGCGCAGACGGCCTCAAAGACGTCTACCCAAATGCAGACCTTACGACCGCAGAGTATGACGCAATGTTTCTCGGATCGGACGTACACTTCGACAGACTGACAAATGAAGCCGCGCTAATGACCACCAAATGGTTCGATTACCGCTTCATGCACTTCGTAGAATCCACATACTTGTTCACGCGACACTATATAGATGCTTATCGACGCATGTATAGAAAGTCCATCGACCATACCGGCTATAGAATGGGATTCACAGCAACCAATCACGACTTTCTAAATGGCAGCAAAACCGTAAGGACGGGCTTTCTTATTGCACGGCAGAGAGCGGACGAACACGGTATCCCTTATTGGTTCTATTGTGACTTTGCAATGAAGTGGGCTGTAGAAGATCGAATTTGGAATATGCCACCCAAACCCAACCAGCTCTATTCTGCCGAGTTGATTGCCGACATGATACTAGCATGGGAAGACAGATGTCGATGGACGCTTCAAGCGCCCATAGACGAGCGATTTTTGATGTCTTCGGGGTACGAGGGCAAAGCGAAAGAAGAATTTCAAGAATGGTTCTGTGGCCAGATCATGATGAGACCCAATCCAGAACGCGGCTTGAACTCCTATATGAACATCAAACCAATGATTAGTCTTGAGAACGCGATTAAATATGTGGGGAAAGATATTGTCTCTAAGGTAGTGTGATGTTACCGTATAAAAGTAAGTCACAACTTAGTTATAATACACGCAGTCAAACGACTAACAACTTAAATCAAAAGGGGACAAACACAATGGAACAAAAGTCAAACAAAAGAGCACCAGTATTGAGCTTGAATAAGCAGATTAGCACCAAGCGCAAGTTAGTTGGTCACGAGCACATGTTACAACGATTGAAGGAAGATGCTCGCCGCGTTAAGTTCGTCATGACCAGTGAGAACGTTGTTGAGGGTATCGTTACCAATTTCGACAAGTACACGATTACAGTAGCGATGCCAAAGAACATAAATGGCACCGAGACCGCTTGTTTGTACAAGCACGGCATCGAAGCAATTATCTATTCAGAAGAGTAAGTAACCGATGACTGAATCAGCCGTAACAGAAGAAAGCTTTGCAGCGGACATGGCAAAGCAAATGCGCGCAACCGCGCCAGACAAGAAAGAAGTGCCAGTTGTGGCAGTAGTGGAAGAGGTTGAGTCTTCAACGCCAGTGGAGGTGGAAAAATACGACTTCGACGAAGACTTTCAAAGAAAGATTTTGGCGCTTGCGGTTAGAAGCACCCCATTCAATAGAAGCGTGGAGGGCTTGGTTAGGCCGGAGTATTTTGAGAATGCGATGAGCGCCACGCTAACTTCAATTGCCGTTGACTTCTTCAATGCTTATAAGGTGTCGCCCACAAGATCGACCTTTTTAGAATTGATCAAGCAGGCAATCAATAAGAAAGTCATTCGCGCCGATATGAAAGAGGAACTGGGTAGAAGCATTGTCGCAATCTATAAAGAAGATATAACGGATGGGGATTATGTAGCCGACCGTGTGGCTGACTTTGCAAGACACCAAGCTATGTTGGTTGCGGCGCTCGAATACGTGACCTTAATTGATAAAAGGGAGTTCGACAAAGCGGCCGATGTGGTGAGAAAGGCTTCTGAGGTGGGCAAGCAGTCTGATATTGCGGCATACGATTACTTTGAAGAGTCCGTCAATCGTAAGGATGAGCGCCTTGCCGTTCTTGCTGGGACGGTTGTGAGACGAGGCATCTCTACGGGGATTCCAGCGCTCGACAAGGAGCTGTTCCACAAGGGTTGGGGTCGCAAAGAGTTGACCGTATTTATGGCCGGCCCCAAAAAGGGTAAGTCTACAGCGCTTGCCGACTTTTCAAAGTTCGCATCTCTAGGTGGTTACAATGTTTTGTACGTCACGTTAGAGGTGTCGGCTAAGATCACGTCAGACCGTCTCGATGCAAACTTGGCCGATATTATTATCAGCGAAGTGGCGAGTTCGCCCAGCGAGGTGTATGCGAAGCTTAAGGCGGTCGAAGCGTCCGGCAAGTTGGGTAGATTTATCATTGAAGAGCGACCATCTGGAACGATGACGCCCAACGAATTAAATCGCATCATTCAAAAGCATAAGAACGCGGGATTGATTTTCGATCTGATCGCGGTCGATTACGCCGATATTATGGCGCCCAACGTGAGAACGCAGGACATTCAGGAAAATAGTAAGTCTGTTTATGTCGACTTGCGGGCGATTGCCCAGCGTGAGGACGTTGCAATGCTAACAGCAACGCAAACCAATCGTGAGGGTGCCAAGTCAACCGTATCTCGAATGGAGCACGTCGCAGAGGATTTCAATAAGGTACGTATCGCCGACTTGATGATCTCAATCAACAAGTCAGAAGACGAGCAAAATAAAGGGATAGCGCGCTTGTTCTTCGCGGCCTCACGTAACCAAAAAGGCGACATAACTATATACATCAAACAGCAACAAGATCGTATGCGGTTTATTACCGAAGTTATCGACGAATTGGCCGAATAGTGGCAAACCTAGATATAGGCGAGCTGTTGGACTCAATCGATATGGAGTCCTACTTCGATATGGAGGGTGTCGACTATCGGATAAATACCGGTAGCTCTGGCACCCAACTCAACGTTAGAGAATGCCCAGTATGTGGGAGTAGAAAGTGGAAGGTGTTCCTCAATGCCGACAGTGGCTTGGGGAACTGCTTCGCGGGTGATCACCCCATAGATGAGAACTTTAACAAGTGGTCATTTGTGCAGGCGTGGAAGGGCTTTGACAATAATGGTGAGCTAGTTCGTCATCTTGAATTGACAGCCAAAACGCTAGGGTGGCGACCCAAGAGAGTTGAGTCGACGAAAGTGGTATTGGAGAGACCAGATTTGGTGATGCCCGACTCACGCGCCATTCCCGTTGATGGTATGAATTTGAAATACCTATCTGATAGAAATATCGACATCGAGACGGCCAAGTTCTTCAACTTAAGATACAGCCATAAGGGGGTATTTTGGTATAGGGGTAGAGATGGTGACGTTCAGTTTCAAGACTACAAGAAGCGCATCATTATCCCTATCTTCGATGTAGAGGGCGAGTTGGTATCGTTTCAAGGTCGAGACGTCACGGGAACTTCGGAGAAGAAGTATTTGTTCCCACCTGGATTCGCTAGTACGGGAAGACATTTGTATAACGCACATAACGTCACGGGGCTGGAGCATATTGTGGTCAACGAGGGTGTATTTGACGTAATGGCGACAAAGATGGCATTGGACGAGGACATTCAACTTAGAGACATCGGTGTTGTGGGTTCGTTCGGAAAGCATCTGTCGGCTAAGGACATGCAAGGCGAAGACCAGCTTAATAAGTTCATTGTGTTGAAAGAACGTGGACTTAAAACAGTCACGTTTATGTGGGACGGTGAGAAGGAAGCAATCAAGGCAGCGACGATAGCAGCGCAAGCGGTCTCATCGATAGGATTAAAGACAAGAATAGCCCTACTACCACCGGGAAAAGATCCGAACGAGGTGGCTCCGAATGTAGTTCGGGAAGCCTTTTTTGGCGCTATCCCGGTGAATAGCAAAACGCTGGTCAAACTGAGACTAGCTGCCATATAGCACCCTCAAGACTTACCTAAGTTTGAGCGCTAAGATATACATATATTAAAGAAAAGAGAGGGGGCAGTATGAGTGAGATTGTGAGAGCGACGTGGGATAGATATGAGACGGCTGGGCAAAAGCAGTATGACATCGTCAGCTTATCGTCAACCAGCGGGACTGGGTTTGTGATTCGTCGCTGGGGAAAGGTTGGCACCAAAGGGGCAATGTTGATTGCGCGATTCGCCGTTGGCAAAGATGGAGGCGGTAGCATCGCAATGAGTAGCTCAGTTTTCAAAATTGCTCAAGAAAGAATCAAGCATGGGTACGAGGAGGTGGGTACAAAAAGCACTGTATTTAACTCCGTCGATAATCTGAACAGCTTTCTGCGAATGGCGATTGGCGAGCACCTTCACGACATGACGGGTGAGATTGAACTTTTAATGGGGCTCTCTGAGATGGAAGAGCCTGCACTGACTGTCTTGGCGCCGCCCGTTAGCGAAGTCGAGCAAGTAAAAAGTGGCGAGGGCTACGAGAGCGAAACATGGGGAGCATGGTAGATATGAGCGAAACAACAATAACTGAAAAATTGCCAGCGTCAGCGTCGAAAGGCGCGAACAATGGACTCTACATACAATGTGAGCGAATGGGCTTTAGACGAAAGTATTTTGTCTGCCTGCATACTATCGACTCATACGAGCGTGGCGAAGCAAAGCCACAGTCTCAAGTCGAAGATTGTGGTCGAGCGGTAGATTGCGGTCAGTGCGAAGCAAAGAAAATGCATAAAGAAGAATTGGCAGCAGGCGAAGCGATTCACTTTAAGCAAGACGGTTATCACGCACAGGTTAGCGCGGGCAAAACGGGGGCAAATCAACCACCCAAGAAGTGGTCTTATGACACGGCTAGAAAGATTGTTGGTGTTGAGGCTAGTAAGTCACCCGTGAGAGACATCAGAAGACACACAGGCGGCGTCGGTTCTCTCAAGACAACCAAACCCACAGGTCAACCCATTACGCGCGCTGAAAAGCCCACGTACGACATGATGGATATGGCCAAGCTTGTGACGGATATGGCCAAAAACGAACATGAAGAAGGCAAGGTCGCTTTGCAAAAGATGACGAAAGTCGCCGTCGAGGAAGAACGACCAATTGTGACCGCGCAACAAACAAAATCAGCGCCATCTAAGCGATTAGAAGGGGAGAGTTTAATTGATATGGCCAAAAGGCTAAATAAGGAGAGACAAGCATGACAGAAACAAATTTAACAGGTAGTGATTTAATTCAGCACACCATTGGTTTGATTGCCAAAACGTCAGGCAAAAATGACAAGATTAGTATGATCAAAGCTGGACTTGAAATTCCAGACTTTGAACGAGTCTTGTTGGCATCACATGACCCATACGCAACTTACGGCATTCAAAAGCGACCAGCGGCAATCGAGTCAAAGGGTGATGGTATGTTTGACGAGCGCACTTGGGCGATCTTAGACGCCTTACGTGAAAGACAAGCGACAGGCAACGACGCAATCAACAGAGTTGCCGTTGAAATGTCGCGCCTATCACCACTATCGCGTGAGTTGTTTTGGAACATCATTACCAAAGACCTCAAGGCTGGGTTCGGCGAGTCATCAATCAACAAAGCAAAAAAGGGCTTGATTAAAACATTCCCCTATATGCGTTGTTCTTTGGTCAGTAAGATTGACTTATCAAAGTGGAATTGGGAAGCGGGCATCTTTAGTCAAGAGAAAGCCGATGGCATGTTTGCCAACGTCAACAACGAAAAGGGCGGCATCGTCAGTATCACCTCACGTCAAGGCACGCCCTTCCTGCCGGGACACCTACCTACTATTGAAGCGGACATGAAGAAGTACATGGAAGTGGGTTTGCAGTATCACGGCGAGATTGTGGTTAAGATTGATGGCGTCATTGCCCCACGTGAGATTGGCAATGGCATTTTAAATAGCGTTGCGCAGGGCGGAAGCTTCGAGCCAAACCAGACGCCTGTTTACTTAATCTGGGATGCAATTCCACTAACCTCAGTGGTGCCAAAGGGCAAATACGACGCCCCATACGCTCTTCGCATTGCCGGCATCAAGGCTGACTTAGATTCGGGCGAAGCGACCAGCGTCGATATGATCCCGACGCGAGCTGTGTATTCCATCAAGGAGGCTTATGACCACTATGCTGAGATGTTGGCGCAGGGTAAAGAGGGTACGATTGTCAAGAAACCATCGCTGATGTGGAAAGATGGCACATCCCTAGACCAGTTAAAGCTCAAGTTGGAAGTCGATGTTGATTTAAAAGTGGTTTCAATCAATCAAGGAAAAGTGGGCTCTCGCATCGAAGGTCAACCAGGTGCATTGGTCTGTCAGTCATCCGATGGCCTATTGGTTGTCGATGTGACGGTTAAAAACGAAGCAATGCGACACGATGTCTCAGCCAACCCCGACAGTTGGATTGACAGCATTATCGTGGTTCGCTCAAATGAGATTACACCGCCTACAGCAAGCAACAAGCTACATTCATTGTTCTTGCCAAGAATGGTCGAAGCTGCGTATCGCACAGACAAGACCGAAGCCGACTCCTTAAAGCAAGTCATCGAGCAGTTTGAAGCCGCCAAAGCGAACAAGGCACAGTCATGACGCTTGGTAACTTTAAAAGAAGTGGTGAGATTTATGTGGGTGGCGATCTCGTGGGCTTCACTGAGTCGTCCGATGACTTCAAGGTGGGCAAGCACTGTACGGGACAAACTTATGACGGGACAACAGTCGGTAGCTTCCATCTTCGTGATGACTTGGGCGCCCCAAGAGCCACCGTTACTGTCATTGCGGACGAACACGCCATTGATATTGACGGCGTAGCCTCCTTAGAAGATTGGGAGAAATTTTTAACTGACGCGTTAGATCACGTCAAGTCACTAAGAGGACGATAAATGGAAACAAAGCATGGTTTGTTGTTAGACGGTCGCTCAAGTCGAATCCTAATCGACTGTCTCGACTATCAAGCCAATCAAATTAAGCAAAAGGTGAAGGTCGAGGGGGAAAACCCCCGACACTTTGCTGGTTTGCTGGGTGAAATGGGATCGCTTAGAGGGCAGTTGGTTGAAATACATAATTCAGCCAATGGCGCAGAGCGTGGAAACGTTGTAGTAGTAGAAGGGAAATTAGATGAATCGTAAGTGCATTGTAACAATAACGGGACCAAGTGCCTGCGGGAAGTCAACGCTAGAAGGAAAGTTGGCCGAAACAGGCGAGTTTGAGAAGGTTGTCAGCACCACCACTCGCGCGCCACGAGATGGAGAAGTAGATGGCGAAGATTACCATTTTGTCAGCGACACCTCATTTGCATTGGAAAGAGAGGATGGTGGGTTTGTTGAATGTGTGTATTACAGCGGCAATGGCTACGCGGTAACTAAAAAGGAGCTGGATAGAGTATTCGACCAGAACAAGAGTGTGGTAATTGTTTGCGAACCCAACGGGGCAAAGCAAATTGAGCAATTCGCCAAAGCTTACGGCATTCCCATTCTTCAACTTTATGTTACCAATATTGAGCACATTGGCAGGCCGGTTTGTTCGACGTGAGATGACCGACTTGAATGCGCTGGATGAAGGCGCTGTAAAATACAAGATTGAAAGATTGAGTGCGTTGGTTGAGGAGCATGTCAACTGGCCTTTTGCGCACCGATGGGATATTGAAATCGAGCGCTTTGATGAATTTAACCAAGATATGGTCATCAATGTAATCCAAAATCACGTCAAGCAAGCCACAGTCACCGCCATGAATCCGCTATTGGCTCAATCAGCGCAGTAAGTTAGGATAGAGAGGGGTCATTGACCTCTCTCTTTATATGTCCGATCATAGGCGGCATTAGCCTATGGAGGGTGTATGACCGCAATCAAAGAACTAATGGCTGGCAACAGCGCAATCAGCAACTCTCGCATGTGGGATAAAGACGTAGAGAAGATCACGCCAGAAGAGGTATCAGCCTATCTTAAGGTGATGGCCATGAGAGGACTCGGTCAAGAGGGTCTTGATAGCGTTGAGATGCTTTTGTCCAAAATTAGACCGATGCTTGAGAGCGGCGCAATCAAAAATGATAAGATCGCCCAATACAACCTCCCTACTAGAAAATTTAACGTCAGCTCCCTTCACGATGAGTTGAGTGATTTTTCCATCGCTAGGAGAACGGCTATAATTGTTTGTATAATGTCCGATCTAACGCTGTCTCAAGTAGCGACGTTAAAAAGAAAGGACGTAAGGGAACTTAATATAAGCACAAAGGCGTTAGAAGTAATCATGCACTTTCCCGCTAGTATAAATACAGATTATGTATTTTGGGAATATAGCGGGAAAAGAGTAAAACATATATTCGACCTAGAACGTCAATATAAACTTATATCAAACCGCGACGTTGAATATTATCGGTCAAATATGAAAGGTGAAGAGAATGAAATGAGCGTTGAAGACTATTGGTTATTTCGACGAGCGTTTTGGAAAAGCTTCATCAACGAATTTTAGGCAAAAAATAAATGTGTACCAAATTGTGTACCAAATCTTAAAGGAACAAAATGACAACACCCCTCAACACAAGGAGCATAGCCAATCTCCGCAATATTGCCATCATTGCGCATGTAAATGACGTGGTGAAATATCAACCCTAGCCATCACCGGCCAAAACCCCTCCCAAACCCCCGCTCTAACCCACCTCAGCAAAACCCACCTCAGCAACCACCGGCAACATCAAGACACCCCTAGCCATTTTTTTGTGTACCAAAGTGTGTACCAAATGTAGAATGACCAGAAACGACAGAATTTTTGGTACACGTTGGGGACGTAACATGGCATTAACAGACGCTTGGCTTAAGGCTAACGCCAATAGACCAAGAGAAGGCGAGTTGGTGAAGTCAGACAGAGATGGACTGAGTGTGAGGGTGTCTCCGAAAGGTAGGCTGACATTTCAAATGCGCTATCGATACGATGGCAAACCCAGCAGAATAAAACTGGGAACGTATCCCAGATTCACACTTAAGCAGGCTAGGAACGAATGTCTGAGAATACGCGGTCTATTGGACGAAGGCCACAACCCAAAACTGGTCAAGGCGGCGGAGAAGGATAAGGTCGTGACGCGCGAGTCTTTCGAGACATCGTTCACCAACTGGTTTAAGAAGAACCGGTGGGGCGAAGTGATAAGACCATCGGAGCAACTCGCCTCGTTTGAGATACACGTTTTCCCATATATAGGGAAAGTGCCACCTGGGGACATTCCAATTTTGTCTTGGGTTTCTGAGATCGAGCGTATCGCGGCCAAAGTGCCAAGCATAGCCCAAAGAATCATCACCAACATCAAGAAGTATTATATGTGGGCGCATAGAATGAATGTCGTCCAGAATAACCCTGTCGCCACGCTATCCGCAAAGGTCGACTTTAAAATTGAGAAGCGCGTGATAAGGCGAACGTTGAACGACGACGAACTTCGCTGGCTTTGGCAAGCATTTCGCGGCACAAGGGTCACCACAAAGAAGATTATCATGTACAAGCTGGTCTTGCTGACGGGGTGTCGGATGATTGAGTTGCGGCTGAGCGAAAAAGAGCATTTTAATTTGGATGAAAAGGTGTGGGTTGTGCCTGAGAAGATCAGCAAAACCAGTCGCCTGATTGTTCGCCCAATCATCGATGAGATAGTGCCTTTGTTGAAGTTGGCCTTTGCGCTATCTGGCAAGGAAAGGTGGGTGTTTGTGTCGGACAGCACAGGCGAGCCTTTTAGTGGTCCAACGGTGCGAGACGCTGTGGATAGCTTTGACAACTACATCACGAAGAAGATGGGGGAGGTGATGAGCCCTTGGACGCCGCATGACTTGAGAAGAACGGCGAGAACTAAATTGTCCGAACACACGCTGCCGGACATTTGTGAGATTATTTTGGCGCACAAGCTGGGTGGGATGAAGGATGTGTACGACCAATATACCTACGTCAAGGAGCAGAGAGAGGCGTTGACGCGATTGTTTTATCAGATTGAGGGCATTGTGGGGAGTGGGAAGGTTATTTAGCCCCGTTCCCAAGACTCGATGTCTTCGTAAGACCATCTATTATATCCACCATCACCCGGAAGAGTGGGCTTTGGAAATAGCTCGCCAACTTTGTTTCGCTTCACATGCTGCCATCGATTAAGCGTACGCGCGGCGATCTTATATCGCGACAATAATTCTTCCGTTGTGAAAAAGCCAGAATAGGTCATTTCTTCTCTCCAAATAAAAGTCATTAGTGACTTACTATCGAATGATAAGTGGTGACTTACTTTTCGTCAATATTAAGACCAAAAAAAAAGGCCATCAATCGATGACCTTTAAACTTTTGAAACTGTCTACCTAGTCGAGCGTTGAAGCAAAGTCGATCAACTTCTTTTCCTGACTTGGGGTTGAAATGTGTGGGTCTGCGTCTGGATTTTGTTTGTTGGCTCGAATGATCTCGATCATCTTATACTCATTCTCGCTGACGGCTCGGCCCATTATTCCCTCAATGACCTCCCACATTCCCGGATAATACTCCTTCACGGTCATTCTAAGCAGATTGACTGGGTCAACGCCTAGAGACTCTGCCATCAGAGCCACCTTGTCCAAAGGCATCTTTGTATGAGCTTGTTTGAACATGGTAATGATGTTTGGATTTTTATATCCCAGATCGGTAGCGATTTCGCGCTGGGTCTTTCCACATACTTCTATTTGTTTGCCTAAATATTTACTAAGCTCAATAGTTTTGTTCTGTTTGGTAGTTTCCTTCATGCTATTCATTCCCCCTCTATCTTTGCCAATTCCTTTGGCATTGTTGCACTCTCAGAGTGTCGATTTACATTCCCATAGCAACTCGCTATGTGGTTTGTAATTATTAGTATAGTATTGAGAAAGTTAAATAGTCAATGACTTATCATCCCGCACAGATCCTCAAGGTGGAATAATCTTAGAAAGACCTTGAGAGTAGTGATAGCTCAATCTAATTACCTAAGATAATCTTTCTCTTCAATTTCCGCGATTTATTTTGTATCATAATTAATAAGTAATCAGTGAGCTATTAAATCGTGTGATTTGATTGAAATTGAATAGCCCACAGAATAGTAATTAATAGCTTTGAATATATCGAGGAGATAAATATGGCTGAGTTAGACATCAATGTATTGAGAGAGTCAATATCAAAAGTAACGAGAATCTTATCAGGTAGAGGTATCGTAGTTACGCAACGCGGCTCATCAGCCTACGTTGAATCAATAAGAGGCGTTCCACAGCGCGTCAATCTGCCGTACATACCAGACACAGCAAGCGAAGGTTTAATTAATGCCATTAATGGCTTCTTAGATCACGAAGTTGGTCACTTGATGTTCTCAGACTTTGATGTCCTATCCAAATCAGCTAAATACGGAAAAGGCGTTGCAGAAATAACAAACATGGTCGAAGACACGTTTGTTGAAAAGAGCATGATTAAGCGGTTTAAAGGTTCTGCAACCAACTTAGACAATGTCGGTAACTTCTTCTTAGAGAAGTACACGACGCCAACGGTCGAAGGCGCAATTGCAGCGGGCGATAGAGACAAAGTGTTGGGTTCGCTACTTGTGCCAGCGATCAGAGCGTGGTCTGGCCAAAAAGTATTTGTTGATTATATGAGTGACAAGTGGCCACTGATTCCTGAGTTTACTGACAAAATAGGCGACGACCTTCGCAAGAAAATAGCCGACGTGTCGTCTACCAGCGATTCGTTATCTGTCGCCATCGAAATTCACAAAGCAATCGCCCCAGAGAAGCCAGAGAAGCCTGAGTCTGAGTCTGAGCCTGAACCAAAAGAAAGAACCAAGTCAACGAGAGACGGCGGTAGTAAGGGTGAGTCCGACGAAGACAAAGGCGAAAAGGGCGAAGACGAGGAGGGTAGTATCTCTACCAAATCTGACAAGGACGAGTCTGAGGGCGAGGATGAGTCTGAGGGCGAGTCTGAGCCGGAAGAAGAACCCGAATCGGAAGAAGAACCCGAATCGGAAGAAGAACCCGAATCGGAAGAAGAACCCGAATCGGAAGGGTCTGATGATGAAGGTGGGTCTGGTGAAGGTGAAGGTGAGTCCGACGATGAAGAGGAAGAATCTGAGTCCGACGATGAAGGTGAAGGTGAGTCCGACGATGAAGAGGAAGAATCTGAGTCCGACGATGAAGAGGAAGAATCTGAGGAAGAATCTGAATTTGAGTCTGGGGGCGAAGATGAGTCCGAAGAAGTGAAGTCCATTTCTGTTGAGGACTTTGAGAAGTTAGTGAGTGGAGAGGGTTTTGATGATACCGCCGGCATGGCGATCAGTCGAGACGCCCTCGATGAAACAAAGAGTGCGGATTACTTGGTCTACACGAAAGAATTTGACGTTATCGCGCCATACGACGATGAAATGAGAGCCTTTAGAGATGGCATGTTGGAAGAGCTGGATGACAAGGTGCGTCACGTGGTCGGCCCACTTCAAAAGAACCTAGAAAGAATGATATTGGCCAAAGCGCGCTCACGCTGGCAGCCTGGACGAAGAAATGGTCGCGTCAACTCATCCGCCTTGTTCAAGCTTAAGACAGGTGATGATCGCGTGTTCCGCAAACGTGAAGTGATGGGCAAGACCAAAGACGTCGCCGTAACTGTGTTAATTGACTTGTCGGGATCAATGCGGTCGAACTCACGACTCAATAGAGCGATGGAAGCTGGCTACGCTATGTCGCAGGTGCTAAGTCGCGTCAATGTGGACTTTGAAATATTGGGGTTTACCACTAAGTCACCCAACTTAAGAGCGGAAGACAGAAAGAGAATAAACGAGGAAGAGATGAAAATGGGGAGAACCTACTCTCGCAGTGATCGCATCTACATGCCAGTATTCAAGTCGTATGGCGAGCGGTTCGGACCCGAACAGAAAAAGCGCATGGCTGTGACGCCTTACGCCATCGACGCTTCAAGTAACTTAGATGGGGAGTGCGTGGAGTATGCTTGCGAGCGCCTTCTACAGCAGAGCAATGAGCGCCGAGTTCTATTCGTACTGTCAGACGGACAGCCAGCGGCAAGAGGGGATATGAACGCGCAGGACAGACACTTGAAGGAAACTGTTAAAAAGTTCATAAGAGTTGGGATTGATATATTTGGGATTGGCATCGAGACGGACGTGGTTAAGCGATACTACCCAGACTATGCGGTATTGAATGACGTGTCCTCATTACCAACTACATTAATGGAGCAGCTAAGACGTGTAATGCTCGACTAAATCAACTTACCTGAAATAAGTAAGCGGTAACTTATTGTGTTACCGCTTCTAGTCGCTTATCATATACAACATAACAAAACGTTATCAAACACATTAAATAGAAATAGAGGGGAACACTATGTCTGAAAAAATTACTTGCGAGATTTGTGGGGCGAAAATTCACAGCGTACAACTTCACTTGAGCCAACTCCATCCAGAAGTCAGTCTGGAAGAGTACAAGCTATCATATCCAGAAGCCGAGCTATTTAGCGACAAGGCGAAAGAAGCAATTGCGGCCAAGTCTGAAAAGACCAAAATGAGCGTTGCTGCTAAAGTGATGGATTTCTCAAAAGAAGATCACAATATGGAGCCGATGCACCAAGTCTTCGGTCTTGGCAAGGTTAAAGCAGCACTCAACGGCAAAGGCGAAGGGATTCCAATTAGAGTCTTTAAAACCGCTGGCGATGCCGATATGATCCCAGAAGCCGATGAGAATTACATTTTCAGTATTGAGCTTTTGAAGACGGTCTTATTGGGCTTAGAGTTCGCAATCCCAACATATTTATGGGGACACGCAGGGGTTGGTAAATCTACCATCTTTGAACAAATTGCCCATTACACAAACCGTCCATACTTTCGCGTTCAGCACACAGCCAACACCGAAGAGTCTCACATCGTTGGTCAAACGCTGGCGAACGCAGAAGGCACTTACTTCGAGCCAGGTCCACTTGCCCTAGCGATGAAGAATGGCTGGTTGTATAACGCCGATGAGTATGACTTTGCACATGCCAGCATTCTAGCAGTCTATCAGCCTGTGTTGGAAGGTAAGTCACTGGTGATTAAAGAAGCGCCCCCTGAATGGCGAGTTGTTAAGCCACATCCGAACTTTCGCTTTGTCGCGACAGGCAATACAAATGGATCTGGTGATGAACATGCGCTCTACGTAGGTACGAATATCGGTAATGCAGCCAACTACTCTCGATTTGGGATTGTAGAGCACGTCGATTACATGCCGAAAGAGCAAGAAATTTCGGTCTTGGTGAGTCAAGCCAGCTTAATGCGTCCCGACGCTGAGAAGATCATTGACTTCGCCACTGAAATTCGTAAAGCGTTCGACAAGGGCAACATGTCGGCGACGGTGGGTCCACGTGAGCTAATAAATGCCTCACGAATTGGGGTTCGACGTGCAAGTTGGACAACAGGTCTTAAGCTCTCGTTCATCAATCGTCTTGGCTCTGTAGATCGTGAAACAGCGCTCGGCATTGCACAGCGTATCTTCGGGTAATTTATGAACCTTACATACGAAGCAAATGTTGGACTTATCCACTACGTTTCTAAAAAAGTCTTTGCTCGCTCCAGCGCCATGCGCGTTGGTGTCGAGTACGACGACATATTTCAGGAAATGTCCATTGTGTTCTTGAAGGCGGTCAAAAAGTTTGACGAGTCTAAGGGGTTTTTATTTTCAACCTACTATCTCACCGCCGCCTATAGCTTTGCTAACAAGCTTATCAACAGGGAGAAGCGCTACTCAATGGACACAAAGGCACTGAGTTTAGATGAGTCTCGCCTGAACATTGCAGACCAATCCGCCTCGCAAGAAGTGGTTGTTGAAACGATGGAGGCGCTGGAGAGTGCGTTCACAAACTTGTCTAGCGAAGCGAAGATGGTGATTGGGTTTATGGCCGAGAATGCAGAACTGCTATTGAGAGAGACGACAGCAACGTTGGCAAAAGCCGAGATTGGCGTCGAGATTGGCGAGCGTGAAAGAGGTGCGACT